TATACTGGTTCTAATAAAGGAAGTGAACAATATACTGGTTCTAATAAAGGAAGTGAACAATATACTGGTTCTAATAAAGGAAGTGAACAATATACTGGTTCTAATAAAGGAAGTGAACAATATACTGGTTCTAATAAAGGAAGTGAACAATATACTGATTCTAATAAAGGAAGTGAACAATATACTGATTCTAATAAAGGAAGCGAACAATATACTGATTCTAATAAAGGAAGCGAACAATATACTGATTCTAATAAAGGAATTGAACAATATACTGATTCTAATAAAGGAATTGAACAATATACTTATTCTAATAAAGGAAGCGAACAATATACTGATTCTAATAAAGGAATTGAACAATATACTGATTCTAATAAAGGAATTGAACAATATACTGATTCTAATAAAGGAATTGAACAATATACTTATTCTAATAAAGGAATTGAACAATATACTTATTCTAATATTTAATAATAAAACAAATGATTTTTATAATAAAATATTATTTAGAAAATTATAATTTAGAAGATTTACAAGAACAAAAAAATCAGAAGATAAATTATTAAATATAGTTGAAAATAAATATTTAAGTAAAGAAGAAAAAAAATGGTAAAAAGATAGTACTACAGGTAAGAAAGTTTAAAAATCTCAGTTTTTAATCTTAAATCCTTTCATAATAATTAAGTGTATACGTCTATCCTATTTTTAAAGGCAAGTAACTTTTAATACATTTTATAACTTATTTCAAAATTTTCTGGTCTTTTACCGATTCTCTATGTAAGAATTGAAAAATTTCATGTAGTTATTAACAGCATTTCTATATCTATTTATACATCCAATTACTTTATCTTTCTCCTTTAGGATTAGTACTGAATATATTTTTTTATTTGTTAAGAGTTATGTTTTGAATACAACATACAATGCTCGCACTTTTACACCAATGGAAATTTAAAACGCCGATTTTAAAATAAATTAATCTTTATAAACTTTAAATTTTCTAACTATTTTTGATTTAGGTATAAAAATATTATCTCTTTTATATGAACCTTTTAGTATATTCTTATATTTATCATTTTTAATTTTATTCAATACTTCTATAATATTATTTTTTAATTCAATATATTTTATTCCTGATAATTTCCTTAATTTTGACTTAAACATACTAAAAAAATTTTCAATTGCATTTGTAAAATGTTGATATGGAACACTATATAATAATTTATTATTTCTATTAATCAGTTCTTTTATTTTTTCATTTCTATGACAACTTGCATTGTCTAATATTATTAATTTATTTTTATATTTATTTGTTATATACTTTTCTAAAAAAGCATATAATCTTTCTGTATCTATACCTCCTTTATCATATAGTTCCCACCCTATTGTTTTTTCATAATTTATTGCAAATATTCCTGTATATTTCTTAAATACTTCTTGATTATCTGTTTTTATAGTACATCTTTTTCCTTTATTACTATAACAATGTTTTCTTTTTTCTAAAGAATTTATAGAACTTTCATCTATACATATAATATCTTCAATTTTATATTTTTTTATTTCATTATAAAATTCCTTTATTTTTTCATTAATGTTTATATTTTTACCAAATCTTTTTATTGGCGTATGTCTAATATGTGTTAATTTTAATGTTATATAATTATCTTTAATAATATTTTGTATATGTCTTCTTGTTAATTCAATGTCTTTAAAGTTTTCTTTTAATTTTATTAATAAATCTTCCATTGTAATGGTTTTATTTTTTATTATTTCTTTAATTAAAAACTTAACATGTATTTTACGAATTTTATATGATATTGGTTTTCTATTATGTCTTTTAACTGATTTTTCAATAATATATCTATTAACCCATCTCATTAAACTTCTTGGAGTACATTTAAAAATTTTACATGTATTAATTTGTGATTTATTATGTTCCAAATAATATTGGACTGCACTAATTTTATAATCTTCACTTTTATGTTTAGTCATATTTATTATAAAAATAATAAATATAAAATAATGTCAATAAATGTAATATATAATAAAATATTACTTGAAAAATGAATATTGATATTAATGAATATAATAAATTAAAATTAATAAATGAAGAATTATTAATTAAAAATAAAGAATTAGAAGAAAAACTAAAATCATATACAAATAATAATCGTCATAAAAAGTATTATGAAAATAATAGTAATATAGTAAAAGAAAGAGCAAAAAAATATATGGAAAAAATTAAAGAAAGTAATCCTGAAAAATTAAAAAAATGGAGTAGAAATGCTTATTTAAATAAAAAAGAAAAATTAAAATTACAAAAAGAACAAGAAAAAATTATACAACAAGTTTAAAATTACGAAATTTTTGTTGTATTTTTCTAATGGATTTATTTATTATATTCCAATCATATTCCCACATAACAACTAAGTTATAACCTAAATCTTTTATTTGTTGTTCTCTTTCTAATGTTTTTTGATAAAGTTCTCCAAATGTTTTTTTATTCTTACAGTTTATACTGTTCGAATTATATAATTTTGGATTTCCATGCCAAAAATCTCCATGAAATTCATAAATTGTATTTGTTTCTTTACAATATCCATCTGCATTATAATTTGTATTTATTATAATATGCTCTCCACCATTTTCAGCATGTTTAATTTGTATATTATATATTTTTTCCATAAAATTTAAATATTTAATTGATGATTTTGAATAATTATTAAATCCACACTTACTACACCCGCACCCCATTAAATGAACTGATGGAGTTTGTAAGTATTGACCATGTTTTTTACATATAATACTTATTTTAGTATTACAATCAATATATTCAACTTTTGAATAATCATATACATTACCATGAATTTTAATTGATTTTTCGATAAATTCTGTAGTATTACTTCTTTGTTTTAATCTGAAACTTTCAATACCACATTTAATACATCCATTACCGGATAAATGACCATTCGGTGTTTGTTCAAACTCTCCATGTATTTTACATATGATTATTATTTTTAATATTGCTTTATCATAAATAACTTTTGAATAATCATATGTATTACCATGAATATTTTTTGCATTTTCAATAAATTCATTAGTTGTTGGAGAATATACTTTTCCACATTTTTTACAACCACACCCTGATAAATGTTCTGAAGCATTCTGTTCAAATTCACCATGTATTTTACATATTATCTTTACTTTATCAAATCTTTTTATATATTTAGCTTTTGAATAATCATATTTATTACCATGTAATGTAGTTGCTTTTTTTATAAAATCTTCTGTAGTTAATGTTTTAGCTAATGTTGTTTTTATTATTCCACATTTTAAACATCCAGTTCCACGAGTATGATGAATTGGGATTTGTTCAAATTCACCATGTTCTTTACATATAATTACTACTTTTATTTTACAATTTTTATATTCAACTTTAGAATAATCATATATATTACCATGTATTTCAATTGCTTTTTCAATAAATTTTTTTGTATTAAATGTTTGTGATAAGTGATTACTTATTTTTCCACATATTTGACAACCATTTCCTGATAAATGGTCTGCCGGTCTTTGTTCAAACTCGCCATGAATAAAACATATTATATTTATTTTAGTAGAATTATCAATATATTCAACCTTAGAATAATCATATTTATTCCCGTGAACATTAATTGATTTTTTAATGAATTCATTAGTATTACTTCGTAATTTTAATTTTATATTTTCAATAGAACATTTTTTACATTTTTTACCCATTAAATGATTATTTGGTTGTTGTTCAAATTCTCCGTGTTTATTACAAATAATTATTACTTTTTCTGATGATTTTTCATATTCAACTTTAGAATAATCATATTTATTACCATGAACTTTTATTGCTTTATTAATAAATTCTTTTGTTTTATCTGTCATTATTGTTATTATAAAAATATATTATTAATTGTAATATATTTTTAAATTAAAAAAATAATAAATCAATTTTTTATTTTTAATAATAAAAATTTATTTTATTTATTATAACATAAAACTATATAAAGACATTGTAATAATATAATTTATAAAATGAAAAAACACAAACGAAAAGTAAAAGAGAAAAAAAATGAAGATGAAAATTTTGATTATATGAAAACAAATAAAGATAATTTTAAGAATATTTTAAAAAACAATTCTATATTACCTATTATTGACGATTTAGTTAATAGAACCAATAAAATTGTTATACATTCTTATCAATTTTTAAAGTTATTTTTAATTCATTTGTATGATAATAATCAAAAATTTCCTGTTATTGATAAAGAATATTTATGTGATATTTTTAAGGTTTTAACTGTTAGAAATTGTGGTTCTGGTGGATATACTGATAAAAATATGCCTCAACAATTAAGAATTTTAACTAATTTTTATAATAATGTGTATTCTAAAACTATTTCTAATAATGAAATTATTTATTATGATAAACTAAGTTATATATTAGCATATGAAGCAATCGACATTATTACTAATATTAATAATAATATTCAAGAACATTTTATTAAACATCTTTATAAATATGTTAATATTGTTTTTAATATTAAAAATAAAAGTGATGAAATTACTAAAAATAATAAAGATAAACAAATTAGAAAAGAATTACATAAACAATTATATGATGAAATTAGTAAAGTTAAAAAAGATTTAATTTCTTTTGATGATTTTACAAGTAATCCTATATATCATAAATGGATTAAAGAAGAAAGAATTAAACTTTTTCCCAATAAAACATCTTTTCAAGAAAATAGTATATTTTATGAACTTAAATCTAATACTCAATATTTTTTAGGTTCAATGTTTTATATTTCAAATGAATTTGAAAAAATAAATGAAATAAGATTAAAAAATGGGGAAAAACAAATTAGATTATTTAATGTTTTACCATTAAGAACTAATATTATTTCTAAAAATATATTAATTGATACTTGTGGTTTAATTTCTAATTTTTTAGGAACTGAAGCAACAACAGGATATTTAAATAATTATAAGAAACAAAATTTATATTTTGAATTATGGAATAGATTTTTTAAGTTAAATAAAAGAGTTTTTAAGAAAGGTAAAAATTATAAATTTGACTATAAAATTAGAACAGATGGTATTTCATGTTCAATATTATTTGTAAGAGTTGATAAAAATGGAATACCTTTACCTAAAACATGGAGAAATAAAAAATGTTGTAATGAAGAAAATATTGATTATATTGAAAAAGTTGAAATTACAGAAGAATTAAGAAATATGAAGGTTGTTTGTGTAGATCCGAACAAAAGTGATTTAAATTATTGTGGTTCATATAATAAAGATGGAGTATTAGAAACATTTAGATATACACAAAATCAAAGAAGATTAGAAACAAGAAATAAAAAATATAATAAACTTATTGATAAAATAAATAAAGAAACAATAATAAATGATAAAACAGTTAAAGAAACAGAAAAAACATTAACATTATTAAATAGTAAAACTTGTAATTATGAAAAATTTAAAAAATATTGTATAGAAAAGAATAAAATAAATAAAGAATTATATAGTCATTATGAACAGAAAATATTTAGAAAATTAAAATTAAATGCTTTTATAAATATGCAAAAAAGTGAAAGTAAAATGGTAAAAAATTTTGAAAAAAAATTTGGAACGCCTGAAAATACAATATATGTAATAGGAGATTATGATAAAGGAAGTTATCATATGAAAGGGAAAGAACCAGTAATATGTAAAAAATTTAGAAGAATATATAGAAATGCAGGATATAAAACATATTTAATAAATGAATTTAACACTTCAAAACTATGTAATTGTTGTTGTGAAGAGTTAGAATATTTCAAGGAAAGATTAAGTAATAAACCAAAATTGAAAAAAGAAAATAAAACAGAAATTGTATATGGGTTGTTGAGATGTCAATCTATTAAGCATAAAAGCGAAATAATTCATAACAGAGATAAGAATGCAGTTCGAAATATGTTAAATATTGTAAAATCAGTATTTAAAACTGGGAAACGTCCAGAAGCATATTGTAGAATAGTAGGTTCTTAAAATTCATACTCGTTTCACGACTTGTTATAACCAAATTTTTACACCTAATCTGTGCCTAATCGGCGTTTTAAATTTCCATTGGTGTAAAAAGCATTAATACATATAGTAAATAATAAAAAGGTGATTTAATTATATCTGGTACTCTTTCATATGTTTTGAAAATATTATTTAATTTATGAATTAAGTTTTTATTATTGTAGTTTTCATCATTATTGTAAAGATTACATTCAAATTGTGCTGACAAATAATCTTCTGCACATTCACTATTATCATCGTAATCATTATCTCTATTAAATCTCTTTTGAATAGGATATTTTACTGTAATGGTTTCATATAAATTATTTTCATCTTCATATGTAACATCTGTATCTTTATCACAATCACGTTTATGAAATAAATATGAAATATTATTTTGAATAATTCTTAATTGTACTTCTATATGTTGTTTCTCCCTGTTAAGTTTTTTATTAAATTTATTTAATAACATAACAATATATGTTATTATTATTGCTTCAATAAAAACAATAAATGAAAGAATTAAGACCATTGCCATTTTTGATAATTTTAACCTTTTACATAAACATTTTATAATACTACTTAAAGAATCGTACACCATGCGCACGATTTTAAATATTATTTTGGTAAAGGGTTAAAAAGCATATATTAAATTTTGCATGTATAAAGTTATATTAGGATTATGTGCTTTTATAAAATTATATTCAATTTTTATTCTATATTACACGACGGTTTCTCTTCAAACGCCATTTGTATCAATGGTTTTAAATAAGTATCCTTTTCCATTAATTCTTCTGCGGTTAACTCTTTGAACCAATCGGGATAACCAGGTGCCGTATTATATAAAGGGAAAAAAATACGTTCATCTACACAATCTTTCCAATTAAAGTCAATCATTATATTATTTAATTTATTACCAACCGTATCGTATTCTTGACATTTTGATGGTATATGTTCATAACTCCATCCATCTTCTCCATTTAACTTTTCATAACATTTACCTAATATAACTTTACCTATTTCATGATATGGTAATTGTAATCCTTTTTCATTTGATTCCAATATCTTATTTTCTGCACTATCTTTAACACACTTTATAAAAGGTGTATCTGGTTTAGATATCATAAACCAATTAAGTGGCTTACTATATCCATATAATGTATTTGAACATATATTCTGTTCATAACCACATCCAAATCCAACATAATCACTTGTTTTTAATTTATTATAAAATGGACATATGCATTTTATTACTAATATATCGGCGTCTAACCAAACACCGCCATATTTTTCAAGAAGAGCATATCTATAATAATCAACTTTTTGAGGTAATTCTAAATTAGATAAATCCATATTTTTTATTTCAGGTAAATAATCATATACGGTTTTATTATCTAATACAATTACATTAAAACATTTTCCACAATTGTGTTTTATAGAATTTAAACATAAATCAATATAACCGGGTTTCTTTTTACCTGGTTTTGTTTCCCAATATGCCCATATGATTTTACTATTTTTTAGAGTATTTTTTATATTAATTGTATTATTGAAATTTGAACCTGATATTGAATTTAAATTAGTAAAACTTTCTATATGAGAATAATTACTTTTTTTACTATTTATATGTTTTTTATTTTTTATTAAATAATATATACAATATAATAAAGAATAACATAATATAATAATAGTAATCATATAAATTATAATATAACTCTTCATCTATTAATAAATTAGATTTAAAAAATTTATGTAAATGTAATATTAAATAATTATAATTTTTATTTATATAATTTTTATTTATATAATATATATAAATATGAGTAATATTAAAATTCCAAATAATTTTAATAATAGACTTAAACAAAAATATAGTACACGTCTTATATCTAAAGAATTATTTCAAATTTTATTTCCGAATGAAGAGGTTCAAGTATTTGAACAAAAACAAAATTCATATAGAAGAATATCTTTTAAACCTAAATGGTGGAGTAAATGGTGGAAAACTAGATTTACACCAAATGTTTTATATAATTCTATTAAAAATAATAAAATAAAAGTAATTAATAGTAATATTATTGGAAAAGGTTCATATTCACACGTTTACACAATAAACTATAATGGTAATGATACAAAATATATTTTTAAACTTACGAATTATATTATTAAAGAATACAGGTCTTTAATTTTTCATATATTATTACAACGTTATTTAAGAATAAATAAAAAAAATAATTCGTTAAATATGATATGTAATATTTATGAAATAGGAACTTGCAAAATTGATAGTGAAAATAAATATTATTCAATAATGGATAATTGTGGAGAAGAATTACAATCTTATTTAATAAAGACTGAAACATCATATAATTTATCTGGAATAGTCGAACTAATGATTGAATTATGCGAATGTATTAAGATTATACATGATATTGGTTATGTTTATTTAGATTTTAAACCTCAAAACTTTTTAATAGATTCTAATGGTAATATAAAATTAATTGATTTTGGACTTGTTACTAAAAAATATACACAAATCGGTTTAAATGGAACATTACGATATATATCACCTCGTCTTATAATAAAACCGAATGAAACGGTTGAATGTGATGTAGATTTAGATTTATTTTCAATCGGTTGTTTTTTTACAGAAATGATATATTATTTTTTATTAGACGTTAAAAATATTTATATATCAGCGATTGTATGTCCATATAGTTCTAATCTAAACAAAAAATCTAATTTGAAAGCTATTAGATTAGAATATCTTAATGAAAACATTAAATATAATGATATTAATTTTCTTAGTGAACGTTTAAATGGAAAATATAATGAAGATACTATAAAAAGTATTATTGATATTATAAATAATTGTGTAACAGTAAATGAAGAAAATACAAATATATATAAAATTGATGATATTATTTATGATTTAAATAATTTACTTAATAATACTTCTACCAAAAATATGGGTACAAAGTCTAGTAATAATTTAGATAAAAAAATATCTCCTATAAATTATAACAGGCTAGGTTCTATAAACGGTTCTAATACTATTTTTTCGAGTAATAATACAAATTATAATACCTCAAGTTCTACAACAGTTTTTGGTACAAATTCTGGTACAAATAATAATAAATAAATTTATAATTGTGGTTATTTTAAATAATTATATAAAATTATTTAATAATTTATATAATAATTTTATATATATTATTAATATAATTATTATGAATAATATTTCAGGTAATTTTAAAAAAAATTTAAATAAATATACATCAAAATTTATTACACCAACAATAGAAAGAAAAACTATAAAGTTAGATAGTACAGATGTTAAATTAAAACCATATATCTTATATGATTCTATTAAGAATAATAATATAATAATAGAGAGTGGTTTTATTGGAAGAGGTTCATATTCAAACGTTTACAAATTAAAATACAAGGAAAATAATACAAAATATATTATTAAATTCACTGAGTATGATAATGATGAGTATAAAGGTTTAATTTTTCATATGTTATTACAACATTATTTAATTAAAAATAAAAAAAATAATTCGTTAAATATGATATGTAATATTCATGAAATAGGAACTTCCAAAATTGGTTTTAGAAATAAATATTATTCAATAATGGATAATTGTGGAGAAGAATTATATTCTTATTTAATAAAGGCTGACACATCATATGATTTATCTGGAATAATCGAACTAATGATTCGATTATGCGAATGTATTAAGATTATACATGATATTGGTTATGTTTATTTAGATTTTAAACCTCAAAACTTTTTAATAGATTCTAATCGTAATATAAAATTAATTGATTTTGGTTTTGCAACTAAAAAAGGAACAATATTAAACTATCCTATGGGAACACCACTATATATGTCACATCGTTTTCAAATGCCTACAAGTAATAAATTTATATGTGATGTAGATTTCGATTTATTTTCAATTGGTTGTTTTTTTATACAAATGATTAAATATTTTTTATTAGGAGATAAAAATGGTTTTAGTCGAACACAAATGATTTTTCCATATAATAATTATGACGTTAATTATAAAGATAATTATATTAATACACTAAATGAAAAAATACTTCATCAAATACTTAATCAAATAGTTTTGAAATATACACATAATAATAAAAATATTACAGATAAAAATAGTGATATTATAAATAAAATTACAGATATTATAAATAAAATTATTTATATTTTAAATAAATGTGTAACAGTTGATAAAACAAACTTTCATAAATATTCAATTGATAATATTATTGAAGATTTAAATTCTATAACAATTTCTTTAGAAGATGAAGATTTAAAATCTATAAAAAATTCTTTAAAATATGAAGATTTTAATTCTATAAAAAATTCTTTAAAAGAAAAAGTTAATGGTTCACATTCTATACATAATTCATCTAAAGTTAATGGTTCACATTCTATACATAATTCATCTAAAGTTAATGGTTCACATTCTATACATAATTCATCTAAAGTTAATGGTTCACATTCTATACATAATTCATCTAAAGTTAATGGTTCACATTCTATACATAATTCATCTAAAGTTAATGGTTCACGTTCTATACAAAATTTATCCACCGTTGAAGGTTCACGTTCTATACAAAATTCATCTAACGTTAATGTTTCACATTCTATACAAAATTCATCTTTAGATGAATATTTAAATAAATATAATTCATTAAAAACAGAACTTTATTCATCGCAACAGAAATATAGAGCTTATAAAATATTAAACATTTTTAGTAATAAAAACTATCATTTAGATAATATTATAAAACAAATGTTTATTTTGTGTTATTTTATTATAGAGAAAAAATTTTTAAATTCAAATAAGAATATTCCACTTTTTAATCCAAACTTTTTTGAAGTAATAAATGGTAGTATTAGTTTTATTACAGAATTAAATAATACAGAATTAAAAAATACAGTTCTTAATCAAGAATTTTATAATGTACCACAAAGTTTAATTAATTTTAACTCTAAGTCAAAATATATATTTGGATTAGGATGTTTTTTAATAGGGATGTTATGTATAAAATTATATGAAAAGCCTAATTTTATTAATGATTCGATGGTATGCCCTATTAAAATAAATTTTCGAGGAAATATTAAGACATTAAGAGATACATACAATAATGAAAAACATAGACAAACATTAAATAAAATTAATTGTCGCTTGATAACATCGGGTCATTCTGTACAAGTATCTAATACGGTATGTGATATAATTGATAAAATGGTTAATCCTGATTCTATAATAACGACAAGATATAATGATTTATCTGAATTATTAAAAGACCTTAACGATTTAATTCAACTTATTGATACAAATAATGAAAAATCGATTAAACTTAAAAAAAGTAACGAATGTGATATTCAAAATATGAATAATAAAGATAAAAATCATGAAGTTTTTTTTGGTAAAAGAATGCTAAAATCACGTTTTGGAAATATAAAACCTCCAAAGAATGGTATATACATGCAAAAAACAAAGCTTTAGAATAATCTATAATATTTTAACCTTTTATATAAACATTTTATAATACTGCTTAAAGAATCCTACACTATATACACGATGTTAAATATTATTCAAGTAAAAAGTTAATGATAATTTATTAATTATAGAAAGTAATAAATATATTATATATTATATATTATTAAGTCATAGAAAAATAAAAAATTATAATTTATAAATTAATTATTTAATTCATAAATTTATATTAAACATAAGTATTTAATAATATGTTTAGTTTTTATTAAAATAATA